CACTAAGTCTCCGTACTGGCTACCTCTAATGTGAACATGATATTCCTAACGGTGGATCTTCCACTTATTCTGTAGGTGACCGCTTCTGTTTGCAGCCATGAAGGTGGGAATATCTCACGTTCATCCTCGAGCATGGCATCCATGTCGACATCACCTTCGGTGTCTGACACATCTGGATCTTCCACAGTTCCGATCGCTACCTCGCATTGCCCTTTGCCATAGAACCTCAAAGCTTCGATCCTCTTAGCGTTGGGCTCTGAGAAATTAGTGACCCCTTGGTAGACCATGGTTGCCTTAGCGCCACCACCGTACAGCTTAACGATGTTGCTCCCCCTCAACCCATACACTTCACCATTCTGTTTGAACACCGCTGTGAAACAGTGGTCTCGCTTTGCTAAGGTAGACCACTGACGAGTAACGAAGTCATAGACTAATGCACCCTCAGAATGGAACAAGAACAACCTTTCCTTTTCCTGCACCATCCATGCTGTGCCGGGGTCGATGCTTGAGAAATAATCCCTGCTGAACTCAGTGGTGATTAAAGATGCACCAGACTCAGTAACCTGATAAATCCCGTTGTACGCCATATAAAAATTTTTGTCAGCTACATTTGCCCCTTCTGCACCAGCGCCAAATACACCTTGGCTTAGGGTAAAAGAATCAGGTGTCACCCCATAACCATGCTGGACACCCCCTATTGTCACCACAGCTATGTTGCTCCCTACCTGAGATACCGTGGCGATATCGTGGTTGGCTTCGACAACGAAAGCCCCGGGCCACCATGACGGATTACCGGGCTCGCTTAGGTATAAATTCCTACCTCTCCAAGCCACATAGAAACCATTGAAAGGCCCAGCCATGTTATCAAAGGGTACTGCTGGTATCCCTGCTGTGACCAAGGCGCCATTATCTGCTCGATAGCTGGAGCCCAAGGCGCCACCCAGCTCTACGTTGGCTTTGGTGTCGAGGTAAATTTGAGTGTTGATAGGCACTTCATCTACCAACTGGAAGGTGGTGGTAGCTTCTGGTGAAAGCGATATCCTGTAAATCCTCCAGTGGGTAACACGATCAGGGATGGCAGTTCCATGCTCCATGCTGAAAACCACGCCCTCAGCATCTTGATTCACAGAGAATATCTCGGACGGTATGCTTTCGGTGATCCACCCATCCACATCCCGAACCCAAGACACAACGTACCTGTACTGAAATTTGTCTATTCTTTCAGAGTCGGGGTAGACGACACTTGTTAGGTCAGCTCCATCTGAGCTATCATAAAAAAGGTTCTCCCATATCCCTGATGTACCGACAAGAGCTGCTTGGGTCTGACCCTCCTCCCTACGGTAGACCCTCCATCTAGTATTCGAGAAGGGCATAGAAGCACCTGTGAAATCTGGTCGAGTGACCTTGACCTTGGATAAGTCGGGGACTGTGATAGTGGAGGCAGCACTGGGTAAAGATTCACGGATGACCTTACCATTCCCATCGGTCTCCGCATAGGTCACAAAATATTCATACGTTCCTTCGGGGATCTCACCAGAGCCAGCGTCCTCTAATCTAGGGGTAGCAGGGGGAGCTATCTCACCAGACTCCACACTAAAACCATCAGGGGCTGGGATATAAAGATCGGTCGCAGCACCACCGTTGACCCTGACCTTCCAGTTCCCATTGTCGTTCTTGTAGATAGCTACAGGCAGACCATATATATCCGATATGATATAGTTGCGATCCCCCGATATCCAAGTGTCCTTGTACTTGGCTATCTCACCAGAGTGCCCCGTGCTTACTAGGCTCGGGGAGTTGATTGCCTTGATACCACCGCCAGATAGGTCGACGTTCTCAGCGACTAAAGCCTGACCTGAGAACGCGTCCCTGTTAGGTGCAATACCTAGGAAAGATTTAAGTGTTACTGTTGGCACTTTTAGATGCTCGTTGTTTAGGTTTGGATTTTTCAGCCACCTTCTCTGACCAAGCGTAGTTGTGCTTGTTGAAAGAAACCTGACCTAATCTGAGCCGTTGTTTAAATTCTATCATGTCCACGGGGCAGTCATCTGAATTGACCAAGCGTACAAATTCCATGATACTGTCGACGTGTTGCCACTTCTCATCGATCTCGAGAACTTCAACAACGTACTTGATCTCGACCATGCGACTGTCATCACCTGTGGCTTCACGTTCTGCTTTAGGTGTTTGCTCGTGCTTGGGGAGAACGCAGTTATCTATGGTGTCGAGGTAGTAGGCTGGAGCCACCACTGGTTCATCTCGGTCGAACGCAATGCGTTGAGTGTTTACTGTAACGGGTAGGGGGAACTGAGCTTCTTGGGCTCCGTTGTTTCTAAAGATCAAGACAACCCAACGTCTTGAATCCATATCTCCTTTCTGTCCAGTGGACTTAGGGAATTTTTTAATAGGGGCTTGTAACATAGCTGTGTCCTTTAATAAAAGCTGACTTGAGTTTAGAGAATCCTAAGAGAGTTCAAATAAAAAAGGGCTCAGGGGGTTAACCCTAAGCCCTGTTAAATTAGGTCACGGTGAACCTAGATGTCGTCACGGATCGCTTCAACGTCTAGTATCTCACCATTGGTGTCATTGATATCAGCAATGGCAGGCAGTTTAAAGCCGAAGCTTTTGTTTAGGTTCGCAGTCTTATCAGAGCCATCTACTACTAGGGGGCCTCCTGATGTTACCAGCGTCCGTGTGCCAGCTGCTACTTGCTTGTAGTAGTTGGCTATGGGTAGCTCTGATGTCCACACGATCTCAGCTAGACTAGATCGGTTAATGATCACCAACTTGCTAGGTACGAAACCTAGCTCAACAACTTGCTCAGCGCCTGTTGCTGTAACTTTCTTTTGTACTTGCACGGTTAATCTCCTCGATCAATCAATTAAAATGCGGGGCCAGTGGAGTTTTCGTCACCAGAAATCAAGGCAGGTACACCTGTCTCGACACGAACTAGGTTGTCATTGTTCAAGATGGTAGCAGCGAACCAAGTCTTGTAACCAATGTGACCATTCAAACCAAGCTTATCATAGCTGTCGCCATTCTCAGAAGGTTTCTTGATCATAACTTTCATTGAGTTCTCACCCGAAAGTTTAGATACAGCGAAAGCGTTCTTGGCGAAGATCAAGAACGGGTAGACGTGAGCTGAACCACCTATTCCACGGATGCTGTTAGTAACAGGGTTACCACCTACACCGTCAAAAGGCATTGCGATGTTGGAACAGACCACACGGATCTTGCCCATCACGTTACCGATCTCTCCGGGGAGGATGGCTGTGTTACCAGCGTAGTGCTCAACAGAGATGAAGCTCGCCATGCGACGAACGACAGGAGCCACGTTGGTATGGCAGTAAGCGATGTAGCTAGGTTGGATAGGCAAGGTCTCATACGCAGGAGAGCTTGTCACCAAGTCTTGGATTTCTACAGCGTTGTTCTCTTCGAGGGTAGCGATAGCTGCCTCGAGGTCAGCCTCAGTCATCACGTTGGCGATGGATGAACGGTTAGCTGCACCGTTGGCGTAGATAGCGTTTGACCCACCTTTGACCACGTTGTACGTCAATGTCTCGATCTTGCGAGACAAGTCATAAGACATCTGATCGGTGGCTAGTTGCACCAAGTTGTCTTCGTGGGTATCCATCATGTGCTCTGGAATATCGATAACGCCACCGTAGCGGTAGAGAGTAGTGGTGAAATCAGACCATGACATCTTAACAGCACTGGGGTTTGTGTTGCCAAAGATAGGATTCAGGCCAGTGTCAACATTGTGATACCTGCGGAACTGGATGGATTGACCAGAGTTCTTGGGAAGATCCTCGTTGACACCCCACTTAGGAAGCATCAAAAGTTTCTTGGCATCAAAGATCAACCTCGCACTTGTTTTGACTCCGAGTGCGCCAGAGTTAGCGGTGCGAAAAGTTACGTCACCGAACTGTCCTTGTGAGGGCATGTTTACCTTCCTTTAGAAAATGAGTTGTTATATATATCGTTTTGCGTAGGGCTGGCTCGTGAGCCTTTTAACCTCATCTGCCCAAGACGGCGCCTTGGAACTCTGACTAGGCTGTGAGGGTTTACCTTGGACACTTGGGCTTCTGGCTGCTGCCATTCGCTTGTGGTCTGTTGGCTCCTCTGGTTCTTGAGACGGCGATGCAAGATTACTCTCTTTCACATATCTCTCAAACACTTTCTGGGCTCCTGAGGATTCGTAACGTCCTGCGCTACCTAACTGAGCATCGACCCAGTTCTTGCGAAACTCAAGCCAGTCGTTGAAATCTGGCGAATTTCGGATACTCGATAGGGTCAACTCAGGGTATTGACCTTGGAACCATGTGCCCATGGAATCCCAATACTGCGTCTCTTGTTGTTCAGACTCACGTGTCTGTTCAACATGCTCGAGCTTAGCAGTTCTATCGGTTTCAACTTTTTCAAGGATCTCTCTAACCTGCTTTGCAGCTAGAGAAGCAATCATTTTATCTAATCCCGGTGTGTATTCAAGAAGGTCTTTCACCTCTTGAGTCATTTCTGTTTCTTCTATGTCGGGGATATCAGGAGTGATAGAAGGTTTCTCTTTAGCTGGAGGTGCTTCATTACTGGAACCAGCATCCAGTTTAGCAGTGATAGCCTCAAGCTTCTCCTGCATATCCTTAATAGACTCACGGGAGTCAAGAGCTTCCTTCTTCCAGTTGGTGCGCTTTTTTGATTCTATGTCAGGCTGTGTAGGTTCTTCGCCTTCCTGTTCCTGCGATTCCTCCTCAGCTGACTCAAGCTCTGCTTGGCCTCCGCTTTCGGCTCCACTTTGGGTTTCACCTTCGGGTTCTTTTTCGCTACCGTCTTCGTTGACGGAGTGGAACTCTGTGGATCTAACACCTTGGGCTCTGCCTTTTTCTTCTTGGGTGAGCTTTTCAACTTCGGCTTGGAAGATATCTTCTGCGGTTGATTCTTGGGCTCCATCTTGTTCTCCTGCTACTGGTGTTTCTTCGTTAATAACTTCTGGGGGCATTATGTTTCATCCTCGAATAAGTTGATGATATGTTTTAAAGTATCTATCCTACCTTGTAAGAAAAGAAGTCTATCGGGTTTTACTGTATCTGCATCTATCCTAGCTTTCCTAAGCTCGATGAGTAAATATCCCTCGAACTTAGAGAAAGCATCAGTTAGTTTAAGTTCCTCGATATCTTTAAGTTCGAGGATTGTTCCTATTTCGTCTTGCACGTTGTCCTTGCGTTCCTCCTTGTTGCCCTTGTTTTAATTCAAGCTCAGCTACTTTCATAAGCTTCTTGGTTTCATCTGACATGGCTTTGCTCTGAGCGTTTATCTGAGCTAGAGCCATCCTAGTCTGAGCACTTAGCTCACCCTTAACCCTTTCCATCTCAACATCGAACTGGTGTTCCATGTTCTGTTTTTGCTGATCCATCTGCATAGCAGCTGCTTGCATCTGCATTTGTTGTTGCTGTTGCTGTTGCATTTTAGCAGCCACCTCATCAGCTGTGAGTAGGTATTTCTCAGGGTCGATGTTCCCTGCGACAGCCCAGTCCTCAACGATGGGGTCGGACTTAACCTTCTGGGATAGGGCTGGCATCTGCTGACTCATTAGCAACAACCTCTCGAGGTCTAGCTTACGGAGGTGTTTGTTCTCGAATGTTGAAAAACCAGTGGCTACGATGCAGTAGTCACCTTTCACGTTGGGGTCTTTCAAGAACTCCATGTTCCAGTCGTAGAAGCTTTCAACGATCGGCACCCAAGCGTGGATGTCATAGTTCTTCAGCACCAAACCAAGTTGCTTACTGGCTGCTGCGATCCGTTGGTTCTCTGCATAAGCGGTAGAACTATCTGAACCCGGCTGACCCTCCAGTATCCTAGGCACACCTGAGCTTTGGTCAGCCCACTGCACCATGGTGCCAATGGCCTCGAGCACCCCAGCGGTGACATCGGGGAAGAAGATAGGCTGGATCATCTGACGAACATCACCATCTTGAAACGCACCCTCGAACTCAAAGTTCCTACCGGGATACAGCTCTAAGCTTTCACCACGTTTGAGTTTGCTCTTATCGATAGCTGTCATCAGATTACCACTGAGACGTTTGTTGTCGATGTACATTCTCATCAGACGGTTGACGTTTTTCTGAGCGTCAAATATCTTTTGAGCCACCCCTCTACCATAAGCAGACCCCGGCACCTTAGTCCAAGGCACCATATGGTATGGCCTACGCTGGCCGGGGAACGGGTTAAGCACACACTTGATCACCTTGGTGTTGCAGAAGACAATGATAACCTCGGAGTACCTAGCATCTGAACCTTCAAGATCCTTAATGTACTCCTTGAGTAGTTTATTCTGGACTGCGCCTGCGAAGTTGTAGACATCGTAGACCCTGTTCTCGTGTCCAGATTCCTTGGCATCATTGGGGCCTGTGTCGACGTTGACTCTATCTGCTATCTTCCCTGTCTTGTGGATGTTAGCCATTAAAGCGTCGAACTCTTTCTTGTTGTAGTCGTACTCGTACTCCTCAGAGTCAGCATCGTTGCTGTGCTCGATGCCGTTGGGGAACACCAAGTCATAAAGGTCTTGCAGCCCGGGGGCTGATAGCTTCTCCCTATGGAAGAACCCAATACCTTTGTCGACCATACCACCGCACTCAGGGTCAGCCCAACAATCCCATGGGTTGAGGTTGGCTACTGTAGGCACGTCCTCATAAACCTCCCTCTTATCATAGGACTTTCCTTTTTGCACCCACTTGTATCTCTTCTTCCGTACAACCTTGGGGCTCTCGAGGAACGCTGTGCCATACAAAGCACCGTCAAAGATGGACACTAAGCCCACGCTTGCAGCATCGGTCTCAGCGAACTGGTCATCCATTCGTTTGGACATGTTCTTCATGCGAGCCTTGAGATTCTGTTTCTCAGCTGCCTTGGCATTAACCTGAGCCATCTGCTCAGGGGGCATAGATCCACCCTCAGCTACTCGCTCAGCCGAAGCCATGTCCTCAGGGTCATCGGGGATAGGAGTCGACTTGACCTCATAAGGAAACCTGCCTCCTTTGAATAGGATGTCCTGCAACTGGGCCTGAGCTGCTGTAACCTTCTGCTCGGTCAGTGGGTAGAAAGCTTTCGATCGCCAAGCCTTAGAACTTCTGGTGCTTGTCTCACCACCGTTGTCATCGAACTTACCATTGAAGTTCTTATGGGCTTTATCCCATACATCTTCGATGGAAACTGAACGGTGGTCTTTCCATTCACCTAAGAGATTATCAAGGTGATCATAGAGTTTAGTGGTTTCGTCATCTGACCCAGCTTCAGCCTTATCAACAGGTCTCACGTTTAATGGGAGGATAGGTGGTTGTTTATTCATTACCCGAAAAGCTCCTGCTCAAAATGATCTCTTGATGTCTGGGGTGTGTGAATTAAATCTGCTGCCGTACTCACCTCTCTCGCTGCGTTAAGAGCCAACAGCATATACTTAACTGCGTCAAAGCAGTGATCTTCTTGATAGTCAGCTAATTGGTCTTGGTGAATCTTATGTCTAGATAGCGTAGGTAAAGTCCTTATTGTGTGTGGGCAATCCCTAGTGAAATAAAGTTGGGGTCTGTCATCGTATCCGATTAACCTATTCCTGATTACCTCACACCCCACTGCGTTAGATCCTGCGGATTTGTTAGACTTCACGAACTTGATCCCCTCTTTGTAGAATGAATCATATATGGGTGTCCCGTCTAGGACTTGGAAGATCTGGTTATCCGCTGGTCCGGGTTGGATAAAGATGTTGTCACCATCCATCAGCTCCTGCTCTCGAATCGATTTGGCTACTTCATGGGATGACATCTTCACCCCCTCATTGACTTTGTTTCCTTTTCGCCATCCATAGTATTCGTTATAAAAAACGACAGCCCCCTTAGGAAACCACTTGCCGTTGTTTAGCTCCTCGCCAGTGGAGATAAAAGCCCTGAGGTATGCGAACGGTGATGAGCTTCCCCAGTCAAAACACCTGTATCTTTCAAAGTGCGCTGGGATATCCTGTGGTGTGATCGTATAGGGAATGACGTGCTTGGACGGTTGCCACACGTCAGCGAACATGGCACCTAACGCCACGCTCCAGTCACCATGGCGCCATGCTCTCCTCAAGGCTGGGTCTTTGATTCGCTCCAGCTGACGCATGTAGGTTGGGTCGCCGAGGAGGTGGGGATTGTTGTCCACGGTGGACTGGAAGAAAGCTCTGGTCTGATCGAACTCATTCTTGATGATGCGGTTGCCACTGGGCCAAGGGTCAATGAAGTAACTCTTGACTGCTGTGTGGTTAAACCCACCGGGGTTACCAGTATAGATGATCTGACCTTTGATCCCATGGGGGTTACGCAAACATGCCATGAACGTATCGTTAATCGTGTTGAACGGCAGTTTGAAATCGCATATCTCATCGAAGCCAATCAACGTATACTCGTGCCCCTTGTATTTCTTTAGGTCATCGATGTGTTCTATCTGCCTCATCTTCAACCTAGCGCCTTCAAAAGGCCCCTTGAATCTGAACTCCTTAGTCTGACCTGCTATGTAATCGGCTAAGCCATGGACGACCAAGGCGTCCTTGCCTTTATCGATGAGGTCTCCAAGGTCGTCAAAGTTCTCACGAAAGAATATCATCTTGCTCAAGCCACGGTTCTTCTCCACATGTTGGAGAACCTTACCGAACATGAACGAACTCTTACCCGATCCACGTCCACCACCGAACATAACCTCGTCGCAATCACATATGAATGCGTTGGTCTGAGGCCCGGGGTTCGGCTTCCAGATAATATTCTGTGCCGTCATATGGTTAAGGGTTTGGATATGATAAGGTCAGATACGCTAACCCCATCGAATGTTTCATAAAAAGCATCGTCGTCTGATCCTGATGGGACGAGCCGATAATAGGTTACTGTTCCTGTATCTGTTGTAAAGACATATGACCATACCTGCCCTGTGAAAATGGTAGCGGTGAGGGTAGGCTCCTGTGAAAAACCTGTCACCAGATTTATCCATGACCTGTGGTATTGGTCGTGCTCATGGTTGTTCACATTCCCAGCTGGGCCTTGAATACCTTGGGGGCCTTGGGCACCTTGGATACCCCTTGGCCCACGGGGGCCAATGATCGAGTCCCCTCCTGTGGTTGTTGAGCCCACAGCTTTCGTAGTCTTAGACCCTCCTGCTGTGGTCGCTGGTTTAGTTTTGAGTACGACTATCTGATCTCGAAGTACGTTAATCTCCCTCACGAGTTTTGCTATCACAAGCTGAAGCTCTTGGGGTGAAGAAGATTGAACGAC